AGTTCATCACCCTTTTCGTGGGACGGCAGCCGTGATCGTGCGAGTGCTGGGGCGAGAGAATCGCCGGTTGACTAATGCAGTCCTGCTCGGATACCGCCGTGCCACGATGCCTGTTGTTCAGGTTCCTATGGACGGTGAACCGGACGTGCCACTTACGGTTGAGGGTAAGAGGGTCATTGACGCCGCCCTCGGAATCTTCAACGACGGTGTTGTGGATGATGGACAGGCTTGGGTAACTGTAAGCCAAGCTTTCACGGCCGCTGGTTATCCTGATCCGACAGACGCCGCCTTCCCTGACCCCGATCTTATGGATGGGGCTAACCGGGTTTCATACGGCGATGATCCGTCTTGGCCGGTGCAGGGGCAGTCATGACCACTGACCCATCGGACGTTAATTTTCTAGACCCATGGGCGCCGATTAAGTTCGAGGGGTACGTTAAATCAATGCGTACCAATGAACGTGATGGTGAAATGATCCTGTCGGTAGCGGTGGACCCGAGTTGGAAGTTTCATGCACTACTCACCACCGACTTCCCCGGCACCATGTTCGACCTCACATTTCTCCGGCAGAACCACGAAGAAGCCGACGATGATACGGCCTACGAACCAGCCGCCGAACAGACCACCACTACATCGCCGAGGTTTGAACCATGGCAGACGACGTAACCCCTCTTGAAGTCCTGCGTGCCAGGATCAGCCGAATCGTCACCCTCTCCCTGGACGACGTTGAGAAGACCCTTGCCACCGGCACACCCGCAGCCAAGGCCAGCATCATTAAGACCGCCATTCCCGCCCTAGTTAAGATTCTCGGTGAAGAAGAAAAGGGTGATGAACTTGTCGAGATGAGAAGGCTGGTCATGGAAATCAGCGAACGGGACCGCATGGCTATTAGCGGAATGCAAGATGCAGGAGGCCCATCCACTGAAGGTAGCCAGGGCGAGGGCGGTCGGGGTGAGGGTGTCCAGGGTGGGAAGGTGATTCCGTTTTCGACGGTTGATCTTCCTACTGATTCGGTCGGTGGGTAGTGGATCTTGTTAAGCGTGTATCTCAGCTTTCGATCCTCGAAAACCAGCAGCTTCAGGTTGTAAAGTTCCGGCCTAATTGGGCGCAGTTGGAGTACCTGGCTGAAGCAGAACGGCAGCTTCATACGACCGGCCGTGTTCGGATCATCGTTCTCAAAGCACGTCAGCTTGGTATCTCGACGGTTACCGAGGCCATGCTGTTCGTCATGTGCTTCACCATTATGAACTACCGCTCTATGGTGATCGCACACGAAATCCCTGCCTCTCAAAACCTCCTGAAGATGACTGAGCGGTATTGGGACACCTACCCATTCAAGAAGCTTTATAGCACCAAGTACGCCGGTAAGAACCACCTTGAATGGATCGAGACTGGTTCAGCGATGCACGTCGCCACAGCCGGCAACAAAGGCGTCGGTCGATCCGCCACCATCCATGGCGTTCATGCGTCCGAGGTTGGATTCTGGCCTGACCCGAAAGAAGCGTTCGTTGGTCTTCGCCAGACCGTCCCCGAGGCACCGGGAACCGTCATCGTCCTAGAGTCCACCGCTAACGGCTCCAACATGTTCAAGTCGGAATGGGAAGCCGCCGAACAGGGTGAGACTGAGTTCGCCCCGTTGTTCTTCCCGTGGCACCGTCACCCCAACTACACCGCCTCTGCAATCGGCATCCCCTACTTTGAACTTGGCCGGTTGGACTCCGAAGAAAAGGTACTACGTCGGATTGGCATTTCCGATGACCGTCTGGCGTGGCGTCGATGGGCCATTCGCAACAAGACGCAGAACGACCTACTCCTATTCCATCAGGAGTACCCGTCCACGCCATCGGAAGCCTTCATCGCTTCTGGTTCCAATATCTTCCCACTCGACAAGCTGAACGTCGTCTATCGACCCGAGCCTGGCAAGCGTGGACAGCTTCTTGAAAACTCATCCCGTGTCGAGTTCGTTGAGCGTTCCGATGGTCCGCTCACCTTGTTCCGCAAAGTCCACCCCAACCCTGACCTCGGCGTTTACATGACCGCCGGTGATCCGACTAAAACCACACAAGGCGACTTCGCTTGTATCCAGGTAATCAACCGTCGCACATTGGAACAGGTTGCCGAGTGGCGTGCTCGCATTGACCCTGTAACCTTTGCCGATGAGCTATTCATGCTCGGCAAATACTTCAACCTGTCTCTCGTCTCCACGGAAATCGAGGGACCGGGCTATTCCACCATCGGCGCTCTACTCGCCAAGAACTACCCGAACCTTTACCAGCGTTCCCGTGCCGACTCGATTGCCTCACCATCCACATCATCTAACTACGGTTGGTCAACTTCACTCCAAACCAAGAACCTCATGATCGGTTGGCTTCTGCGTTTCGTCGTAGATGGTTCGGTCATCATCCACTCATCCACTCTCTACAACGAAATGAAGGACTATGTTCGCCTTCCAAATGGTGAATACGGTCCTGCCGAGAAGGATGGCTTTGACGACTGCGTGATGGCGTTCGCACAGGCCATCATCTGCAACGTGATGGAGCCGATCATGCCGGCCCCCGGTGGCCCAATGGATGGGTCGCTAATTCTCCCCAATGAACCAGTCACTGCACCGATCACCGTCCATTCTCACGAACCCGAACCAGAACCTCCATGGGCACAATGGCCCGAAGAAAGGTAACCCGCTCATGCCTCAGTACCAATACAAGTGCCATTCTTGTGGCTCTCCTACAACCATCACCACTTCAATCGCAAACTACGATGCCACGTTTGCTGACGTTTCTCTTGCTTGTGATGCTTGTGTGGATGGCGAGTTGAAGCGTGTCTACTCTCCCTTTCCATTCAAACTTCCCATGCCTGACCATTACAATGTCTCAGCCGGCCAGCATGTTTCAGGTGAGCGTGAATTGGCGGAAGTCTTCAAGCGAAAGTCAGAAGAAGCCACTGAACGCCTCGGCATTGAGCACAACTTCAAGCCCATTGACCTGCGTGATACGGAAGCTCTCGGCGTTACCCGTGAAGGTCTTGAAGAAGACGCTGCACGACGCCATGATGCAGGTCTGCCGTCTCTCCCCATCCCCAAGTGAGTAGGTCACCGTGGTAGCGACCATGCCCCCGCAGCGAGTCCCTATGCCCGCTGGGGCGCCGCTTGGCCCGAGCGCCGGCAACGGTCCCCCACCTGGCCCGATGGCCCCCATGGGGCAGATGCAGCCGCCTGGTGGCGCTCCTGGCGGACCCATGCCGATGCCGCCGATCGAGCCGTCGCTGCCCACGTTGTCTCGGACCGACCCAGCGCAGAACAATCCGACGCCACCCCCACTCGACCGGCTTCCTAACCTCGATCCAATGGTCGAGTCGATGCTGGTTGGGCAGGTTCGTACCATGTTCATGCGGGCACGGGATCACCGTCGCCCCATGTTGGTGAAGTGGGATCAGAACTACCGTGCCATTCACAAGCACAGCTATCATCCGTCACGGGCCTCCTATCTACCCAATCCTCACGTCAACGAAATCTTCGCCACCCTTGACACTCTCGTTGCTTGGAAGACGGACCAGGAACCAACGTTCGACGTAACACCATCCGTCCAGCCTCTTAACCCACTTTTCTCCTACGCCGATTCTTTGTCGCAGGACTTGAAGACGGTCATGCGATCGTCGTGGCAGGTAGATCAAACCCCTGCTGAAATTGAGAAGATCGTATGGGATGGTCTGACCTACGGGATCGGCTTTTTCAAGACGGTATGGGATGGTGCTGCATATCGTGGATTTGGGAATAGCCGTGTAACTCGGTGTGATCCGTACTCGATCTATCCCGATCCGCAGGCAACTTCGTTCGACAACATGAACTTCATCATTGAAGCTCGGACAGTTTCTAAGCAAGAGGTTGAACGGCGCTTCCCTGGTGCCATCAAGCGACTCGGCACCGACTCCTACCTTGAAGACGTGGACAAGGCGAAGGATCAACTCGATTTCCACAACACCAGCAACCGGGCGATGGCGAATCCCGGTGCGATGATCGGATCGAACTTCTCGGCCTATGGTCCCCCCGGTCAGAACCAGAATATTCGGGCGATTGACGAAGCTGGCATCACGGTGCTGGAAGCTTGGCTCCGTACCCCGAAGACCGAAAAGGGTCGCACCTACGATGGCTGGCGATGTGTCGTAGTTGCCGGCAATCGAGTCCTCATGGACAAGATGGGTGACGAACTTTGGTCCCACGGCCAGCACCCCTACGACCGATACGTCCCGGTTGAGACTGGCGAGTTTTACGGTCATGCGCTTGTGGAGGACATGCTTCCTTTGCAGCGGTCGATCAACCGCATTCTTGCTCGGATCGAACAGAACATCGACCTCATCGGTAGCCCGATCCTGAAGGAAGACGCACGATCCGGCCTTTCTCGGACACAGATCACCAACCAGCCCGGTCAGCGGCTCCCAGTTCAGCAGGGTGGCATGGTTGAGTGGATGAATCCGCCACAGATGCACCCGCAGATGGGCATGGATATCATTCGGCTTTACATCACGGAGATGGAACGAATCTCCGGTCTTTCTGCCATTGTGCGAGGGGCAAGTCCTACGGGCCGCAACGCTCAGGGTGTGATTGACTCGGTGCAGGAAGCTGCATTCGTGCGTATCAGAAAGTCGCTTCGCAACCTGTCTCGGGCTATTGGGTCTGCCGGCGAGAAGATGGCCTCGATGATCGTGGAGTTTTACGATACGCCGAGGATGGTGAGCCTGGTTGGCCCGAGTGGTGAGAAGACCTCTAAGGCACTTCGCTCAGATCATTTCTACCTTCCCTCTGAAGATGGCGCTGCACCGATGCGGTTCCAGTTGCTTATCGACG